ACGCTTTCTTCACGGTAATTATCGTAGAAGGTAACTTGTGTTGTGCGGCTCCTGCTCTACAAGCTGTTATTGCACCATAGGAGGGTTAGGACATGGCAAAAAGTGGATCATTCGGTGTTAATTACACTAAAACATATACAACAACTGATCTCCCACTACCTATCAGTGTAGGATCGGTTGGCACTACGCCTGAAGGAACATTCTTGTTTGTTCAGGCAAATGGGGCAGTTGACCAGTACGCTGCTGTTGCTCTCAGTGATGATGGGCAAGCAACAATGCTGACAACAACTAACGCTGGAAGTAATAACCTCCAAGTTGGTATTGCTCAAGTAGCTGCTGCTGACGATGAGTACTTATGGGTATTTGTTGGCGGTGTTGGCGGTGGTGGAGTAGGAAGCGGGATTAAGGTTAAAGCCGCTGCTTCTTACGCTGCTGATGCTAACCTACAAACAACGGCTACTGCTGGTGTTGTTGATGATGCTTCTACTACGGTTATTAAAAACGTAGTTGGACTCACAACTCTTACTGGTGCTGGAACCGTTGAGGTTAAATCAACTGGTTATTTGTCAGTAAACTAAACCTGTCGGGGGAGGGCGACCTCCCCCATTTTCTAATTTGTTGGTCAATATGCAAAGTGCTATAAAAAAGAAAATAATCTTAATTTCTAGGAGATTAGAACTATGGCACAAGTAGATTGGGCAAGTGTAATGAATGGCAACAGCCAACCAAAAAAGCGGTACAGTGGGGCAAACGTAAAGTTTTTTTATGCCTACAATGAAAATCGTGAAAAGTCGTTAAATGAAGGACGACCTATATTTGATGAGATTCCCTCAATTTCGATTCAATGGCCAGGTGGTGATGAGACCGTAAGGCGTATTGAACAGCGAGATATTCAAGAATATCCAGAGTTGTATGAGCGATTTAAGGCTGGAAGCGAGCCTGTTACGGAAGGGACTCCATTGGCTGAATGGGCAATGATGAGTGGCTCTGCTTTAAGGGAATTAAACTATCTTGGCTTCAAAACTGTAGAGCAACTAGCTGCTGCGACTGATGAAGTAAAACGCAAGATAGGGCCATTGTCTAAACTGGTTAAAATGGCTCAGGATTGGCTTGAGGCGGCTGATTCAGACCAGAATGAGGTAGTAAAGCTAAAGCAACAATTAGCTGCTGAAACGGCAAAGAGAGAGCGATTAGAAGAAAAGCTAGAGTTATTTCTACAGCGCATTGAAGCCAATGAAGGCACTGATCTAAGGCCAGTAAGAAAAGAAATGGCAGAAGAAGAAGAGTCTTTTGTAACGGAAGTAACAGAAGTTAAAACTGAAAAAAGACGAGGTAGACCGAGAAAACAATGAGTTTAGACACGGTTATTCAGAATGTAGCAGATGAAGCAGGATATACGGTTAGTGCCAATATCATTGGTGCAACCGATACAACTACAAAACAGCTTCTTGCTATAGCTCAACGTGTAAACCGTGAGATGTTTGAGCAATATCCCTGGACAAAGTGCTATGCTTCAGGGTCAATTACTCTAGTGGCTGGTCAGGCGCAGTATGCCTTGCCAGCCGCTTTTTCTTATTATCAATTTGATACGTTCTGGAATCAGAGTAACAGGTGGAGAGTGCTAGGCCCGATGACGGCTCAAGACTATGCCGACATAAGAGGTTTTGGCTTAAACCCTACTATCTATCAACAGTTTCAGATCCGTGGCATAAGTAATGATCAGCTTCTTATCTATCCTACGCCTACTACAAGTGGTGATATTATTATTTTTGAATACATTGCGGATCGCAGTGTTAAGCCTAAAACCTGGACAGCTTATACAGCTTTTGCGGCTAATAGTTATTGTTTTTATAACGGCAATTATTACCAGACAACTGCTGGAGGAACGACAGGATCAACACCACCAACTCATACTTCAGGAAGTGTATCCGACGGTGGTGTAACATGGACGTATTACAGCGGAGTATATGACAAGTTTTTAGCTGACACTGATAGCTCTGTATTTAATGAGAAAGTGTTGGAGCAAGGCATCCTAGAAAGGTTTGCAGAGATTCATGGTTTAGACAGTGTAAGACCTAAGTATCAAGTGCAATTGCATGAGGAATGGTCGAGAGATATGCCAGCTAAAATACAATATGCTGGAACAATGAGGCGCAATCAAATTTACGCTAGAAACGGAGTAGCAACGTTTGGAACTTGGATATAGATTATGAATGGATTTCAACCTCCTGCATTTGTAGCTAATGACCCTAAAGGTACGTTTTATTGGTACGTTTCTCAAGGGATGCCATATCAAGAGGCAGCTAACCTTGTGGCTCAACGCTTTGGTCAACCAAAATCTAAGGAGCAACAAGCAAGAGAACAAGCAAAAGCCGAAGCAAACTATCAATATGGTCAACTAGCTGGATCTTTGGGTGGCATGGTTGTTGGTCGTGAGGCTTTGCGAGGATTTCCAACCGTTAAAGATTGGATGGGCTATGAAGCTACACCAACAGATGTTGGTAGCGGCTCTATTGGCATGACACGGCAAGTACCCCCTCCAACAACAAGTGTAGATGGTAGCGGAGCTGGAACATTAGATCTTGGCGGTGGCGGTGGTGGTGGAGCCGTAGCAACGCCAAAGGTGTTAGAGGTCAAAGGTAACACTGCTACAGTTGAAACTCCAACTGGAACACAAGATATACCTGCTGAAGCTCTACAAGACGAAAGTTTTTGGAATAGTGTAGATTGGGGTTCTTATGCCAAAGGCGCAATTGGATTAGCGCAACTCTATAGTGCATATAAACAATACAAAGAAGGCGATGAGATAGGAGCAGGAATTACAGCGGCTCAGGGTGGGGTCAATGTAGCTAGTGCTGCTGGATATGAGGCAGCAGCTAAATATGCCCCTTGGCTTGCAGCGGCAGCTTCTCTGTACGGTTCAGGTAAAGCTATTTTTAGTGGTGAGTTGTCTCCAGATGATCAAGCATATGAAAGTGCAATGGCTGGCCCAAGAGCCGTGGCTGCTTTTTATACACTAGGAGCTTCTGCTTTAGTCGAAGGTTTTGCCCGTGATCAATGGGGTGGAACGATGAGGAAGTTAGATAAGTGGAATAAAAACTGGTGGAGTGGCCCTCTAGGAGTACAAACAGCTTTCTTCAAACAAATTGGAAGCAAAAAAAGTGGCGCACAATTTTTAAGAGATCAGGTGCGTGAAAAGATGATCGAACAAGGCGCAATTGATGAAAACTGGCAGGGTACTCTAGCAGATGGAAGTAATTTTGATTTTGGTTTAGACGGCAAGGAATTGAAATGGAAAGAGCTTGATAAGATTGCTGCTGCTCAACCAGAAGCATGGAACGCTGCTGTAGGACTACTTGATCCAATGGTTAGTGCTTACGGACTAAAAGGACAAAAAAGAGCTGATGTAGTTGGGTGGTTAGCTAGGGCTGCTGTAAGCAATGCTGGTGATGATTCGCAAATTGCTATGGATAACGTAAAGCATTTTGCTGAAACGCAAGGATTAAATTTTGATACATATCAAACCTTAATGAACAGCTTTAAGAATGAGGGTAAAATTACCGATGATCAATATGCTCAAAATATGGCAGGAGCAGAAAGATTGTTTAACGTAAATTTGCCTGATGTTGATCCTGCGACAATACAAAAGCCAGCAAAAGGAGAAGTGGCAAGGGTATCGGCTGGTATGTATATGAATGATAAAGGCCAAATTAAAAAAGCAAGAGACGTAAGTACCGCTTTAAGAAAACATTACAATTTTAGCAAAGACAAAGAAAAGGAGCTATAATGGCAAAAGGATGGATGAGCAAAGACCCTAGCGAAATGACTGCAAGACAGCAGCGACGTATGCAGTTTCTTGAAAAGCGTGGCAGAGGCGGTCGAGTATCAGGCCAACCTACAGAAATGCCGGAAATGACTGCTAGACAACAGCGACGACAGCGGTATGTTGCTAATCGTGATGCTAGGCGACAAAGAGCTGTAGAGGATTACAGGGCGCAACAAGCAGGGCAGCAAGCAGGGCAACAGCTTGGAAGGTTTCCTGGACTTCCTGAAGGATTACCTGAAAATTATCAGCCGTATCCGTTGCAATTAACTCCAGAACAACAAAGGGAGTGGCAAAATAATATGTTAAGTAAACCCTTCTTTAGCGACAATTACAATGCACCTCAAGATGCAATGCTAAGATTGCCGGCAGGATCTCCACTTCTTGCAGATTATTTTGGCGGTCAAGGCTATGGCAATATGATGGGCCAATTACCTGCTGGACAAACTCAAGGGCAGGCAGTGGGAGCAGCAATGGGGCAAAGAGGTGTAAATGCTGCAAGACCTTACGGAACCAATCATTGGTCGTACAATAGGAGATAAACGTGCCGCTTCAGGGTTTCACAATGCCACCACCATATAAGGGCTTAGACTTAATAAGCCCTGTGGATAACATGGATCCTAGCCATGCTTTAGAGCTAGTGAACGTGTTTTGTGGCCCTTCTGCGCCTACAGTTAGATTAGGTTACAAAGAGTATGCAAATACAGGCTTAACTTCGCCTATTTTGTTTACCTCTACATTAAAGCTAGATAACGGTTCAGAGCTGTTAATAGCGGCTAATAACACTAACATGTATGCGGTAAATGAAGCTGCTGTTGTAACAAACATTACAAATACTACGCCTCATACTAATAGTGAATTTCAAAGCACAATCTTTGCTGGCAATATGTATTTTGCCAATGGTGTTGATCATCTAAGCGTTTACACAGGCACAGGTACAGCAACAGATACTACCTTTACTTTTGGCGGTGGTGTTACAGGTCATGACATTATAAACGTTGCTAACTACCGTGAACGCCTATACATGGTGCAAAAGGACAGTGCAATTGTTCACTATGGCAACACGCAAGCCACAGGTGTTTCTGGAACGTCAGCTACTAATAGTTTTGATTTTCAGTATGTATTTAACCACGGTGGTTTTTTAGTACAGTGTGGAACTTATACAAATCAAACGTCAACAACTTCTCAGGCTCTTTTCTTTGCTTGTAGCAGTGAGGGAGAAATCGTCTTTTATTCTGGAACATCTCCAAGTGATTCTGCTTGGTCGATGGTAGGTAGGTATTACATTGGTAAGCCATTAGGTTATCGAGCTTTTATCCCTCTAAATGCTGATATGTGGGTGCTTACTCACCAGGGCATTGTGCCTATTACTAGTTTGTTCAAAATGGATCCAGTACAAGCTGTTAATACAGTAAGTGCAAAAATAAATCCTTTTATAAGCAATTACAGCTCTACTTTAGCTTTTGATCATGAGTGGACAGGCATATTTTGGCCTAGTGGTAGAAGGGTGTATATAAGTGTTCCTACAAGCACTACTACAGTTAGTTATTTAGTATACAGCTTGGACACTCAAGCCTGGTCGGAGTTTCGGTTAAACAGCAATACTCACGGCATAAGCATGACTATCTTTAAGCGTTTGCCGTTTTATGGATCTGCTGAAGGAATTATCTGGCAGGGTGAGACAGGACAAGCAGATGCGGTGACTGCTTCTGACAGTCAATCTATTGTTTATTCAGGTAGAAGCGCATTTAGCTTTTTTGGTAGCCGAGCCAACTACAAAGTGTTTGCCGATATAAGACCGATTGTAAGAACAAAAAAGGGCATTACTCTAAACGTAGGTATTGATACTGATTTTCAAAGAGCTACTACAGTAACAGGGGTAACTACATCCCCTGGCACATTTACACCGTGGGGCAGTCCTTGGGGTAGCTCCTGGTCAGCAGATTTAGAATATATCTTTGATAGGTTTGCAACTCAGGGGCAGGGCCATTGTGCAGCCTATCGTTTTGGTGGTTCATTAAA